CGACTCCATGCTTCTTGCGAGTTTGACCAGTACCATAATTCCTGCGACTTGATAATCGTGGATCGGCATGTCGAGATATGCGCTGAGTAGTCGTGCGGTGCGCTGCATGTTGTCACTAGGGTGGCCATATTGCAGACCACGATCTTGAATGACTGCTTTCGCTTCAGTAAGGAAGTCACCGGCTTTCATGCTCTCACCTTGTTGGCTTGCTCGATCTGTTGACGAACGGCTCTGCGGCCGTCTGTGTAGCCTGCATTAACGCCGAGTGTGTAGAACCAAACGCAACTGGCAAACCAGCCCAGCATTAGGAATGCGATGTTAAGGGCGCTCATTATGACACCAACGCTTTTTTGCTCAATACGCGCCAACGGTTTTTAATGTCTGGAGTTAAACCGTTATAATGCTCGATGATCGCGGCGATCTCATCATCTGTCTTGGCTAGGAACTTTATCGTTGATCCAAAGCCTGTCTTATATTTGTCCTTTATAACTATGTCGTACTTAACCATTTTTTGCCCTTTCATGTCTACCAGCCCTTCTGGTTTCCATGTAGATAACGATACGCCTTAATTAGGCGTGGTCAAGCAGATTTGGCTTTATTTTGATAACGGTTTGGTAACAATTCTGCCTCATCAACTGCATCGTCTATAGTCCGGCGAATGTCTGGAAAGTCATCTAGCCCTGCCATAGCGCCTTCCATGCACCACGAATGTGCCGTCCTTTTCAAGGTTTATGAGAGTTACCTGAGTATCCTCAACGATGATAAAAGCCTGCTGCCAGTTGGCAGTTCCCTTTGTATAGGAAGCCTTGCGGATATCCATTAAATGACCGCCTTCTACGCCTCTCAGGATACGCCCTAATTTGCCCCCAGAAGCCTCTGTAAAGGCCGATACCCCTGCTCTGTGTGTGTGACCGCAAACCACGCTGATCCCATGCCTACGAGCCGCTCCAAGGGCTGTGAGGCCTGCATTAGAGTTAATAGCCTGTTCGTCTCCATGAACTGCTACCCAGCCCTTAGCAAAGGCGTAGGGTTTCTTATGGTAGGTGATGCCTAGTTCGTCCAAGCGCATAAACCGCTCAAAGCGTAACTCTGGCAAAGCCAAGAACGCTGGGATCTTTTTCATGATTACATTGTAAAGACGGTCTGTGTGGTTGCTTCTGATCATGTGCGCTTCTTTAGCGTGTTCAGTCAGAGACCAGAGAACCTCGACTGCTTGGTCTCGATCCTCGGCTAGGGTTTGTTCGTACCAACCTGCTGTTCCTTCTGTCCACCGGCTGATCTGTGGTAAGTCGATTTCGTCTCCCAAAGTAAGTACGCTATCTGGCCGGTATGCCTTAATAAAAGATGCAACATTCCTGACAGCAACTTCATCGTGATATGGCACTTGCAGGTCTGGCACTATAACTGTGCGTTTCAAGTTTAGTCCTCATCATCGTCATCGTATGGAAGCGGATCTATCTGGTTCGGCAGTTTAGGAAGTATCCAGTCAGGATAAGCAGTAGGTTCAACGATTATGGCTAGCGCAATATCTATGGACATGCCTGCCCTGCGTAGGGCTTTATACATTTCGTTAACTGAAATAGCCCAGACATCTAACGCGTTGTAGGTATCTAGGTCGATAGCCTTCTTGCGAGCCATGTGACTAGTGTCTCTTACCTAGTAATTCAATAATCGTATCGACACGCGCTTCTAGTCGATTAACTTGATCTTTGATAGATGAGCCACTATTGGGCTTCAACTCCGCTAAATAGTGCTTGATCAGGAACTGCAGCATCGCAGTTACACCACCCAGCACCGTCACGATCGCTACTGCAATAGCAGCGTAATCTGTAGCGTTCATCGTTTGGGCGTGGCATATCCAAAGACTCCAGCAAGAACAGCCCAAAGGATCGAGCGGTAATCTGCTGCGAAGTTAGATGCAGCCCAAGCCGATAGGAATGCACCGGCGGTTAGCACTAGCGGATTTTTCATGTTCATAGACTTCCCCCTAATAACGGAACATTAAAGAACGAATTATCTTGATCGCCTTTGCGAGTGAAAGATACATGGAGATGAGTACGGTGCTGGTTAATCCCTTTATACTTTCGCCAACGCCATAGACTTCTAGGGCTTGCGATTTTGCCGTCAAAGATGAGATACGCGATTCGGCGATCAGTCTTTGCCAAGATACGAAGTTGATCTGCCACATAGGGCATGATGTCCGGCTCAGGTTTCCCTGATAAACCGCGTGAAATGTCAATGGCACGAACCCAGCCTTGCTCATCTGGATTATGGTCAGACTTACGAGTTGAGTGCTTACTATCACCGAGCCAGCCGTCGCTGGAACGCAGACGATCGCTGTGGGCATCGTCAAACTGCTCTCTTAATTGAATACCGGCTTTGCATAACTTAGGCTTCATTAAATAACTTCTTAGACTCTAACGCGCAACCTTGGCAAGTCCACTTAAACTGATGATTTAGGAATAACTCCTTATGCCCACATTCAGGCTTAGGTGCGATAAAAGCATCTGCCTCTGGATCGTAGGTAAAATCAACGGAAGCGAAGTTATAGCGAATAGTGCCGTTGTAAGAAGTCTTAACCCAAGTACCGCCAAGGTTATCTATTAACCATGTGTAGCCTTCATCGCCAGCAGGATCGTTATTGTCTCCTACCAGTACGCGGATTACTTTATTGTTTTCGTCTAATTCAGCCCAATGACTCATGCTAAATACCTCACGATTACAATTCCTGATCCGCCATTACTGCCAACGCCAACAGAGAATAAACCTGAACCACCACCGCCACCACCTGTGTTGGCTAGTGCGTTAGCCGCAGGGTTAGATGTATTAGCACCACCTGCTGCTCCACCACCATTACCGCCAGCGCCTTGTGTTGTAGTTGGTGATCCACCACCGCCGCCACCGCCTGCGTACCAACGAGTACCTGAAACATTTTGTCCAGTTGAAGTTGCTATGCCCCAAGTTGAATAAGCAGATGATCCTGCTCCGCCTGCTGCTGCTACTGTTGATGACGGTGTTACTGTTTGTCCTGCGGCAGTTGCACCACCACCAGCACCTGCTGCAAAGTTTGTTGAAGCCGCGCTTGCGCTTCCTGCGTTTCCTTGCCCAGATGTGCCTGTACCGCCGGCATTAGATCCTGCGCCGTCAAAGCCTAAGCCACCACCACCTGAACCGCCGTTGCCGCCAGTTTTATTTGGAGCAACACCACCACCACCACCACCGCCGCCGACCGAAGCCGTTAGCGCAGCGAATTGTGAGTTAGTTCCTGCGCCGCCGCGAGCCTGTGAAGCACCTGCTCCGCCTGCGCCAACAGTTACTGTCGATGCTGAAGTTACTGTCTGTGATGTAAAGGCTAGTAAACCACCTGCTCCGCCACCACCGCCGGCGCGTTCACCGCCGCCTGCTGCTCCGCCTGCGACAACTAGCATGTCGCAACTTAGACTCATTAGAGGTGTGAAAGTACCTGATGCAGTAAAGGTGTGATACCAATAACCACCGCTCAGAACGGTTGTTCCGCCTGTGGCTTTAGGTACTGCTGGCCCTACTCCGCCAAGAATGCCTGTAACAACATTACCGATCATTATCCAATAGCCCCTACAACATACCAAGTATCTGTTCCAGTTTTAATACAGGCGGCAGATTTATATTGGGCAAGTGTTGGAGCGGCTGCAACTGAGCCTGCGCTAAGAATTGTTGTTGTGCCAGATGTTACGGCTGAAATTGTGCAAGTACCAGCGCCGATATTGAGAACGGTGATTACAGTTCCAATAGGGTGAGCCACAGAAGCATTAGTTGGGATCTTTATAGCATTTGCCGAAGCGTTGCTTTGAGTGATAAGAACCTGATACGAGTCATTAAGGACTGTTGTGTAAGTAGTGCCAGTCTGAGCATTTAGCGTAAAGGCTACTAGCCCGTTGTACATTGCTGCTGAAAGCACATCGCCAGTCGAGGCCGGATATCCAGTTGCCATAGTTATATTCTCCTAGTACGCCATTATGTTAGTGCCGATTATACCTGATATGTCCGATCCGATGATGAACCCTTCAACGATCGGTTCGAGAGTTGTCACAGTTACGCTCATGGCATTTGGCGTGATGTTCCATGAGAGTCCTAGCG